AGATACGCCATCCCCGTTCGTAATGGTGATCCCGCTCGTCGAGACCGTAATCGACCGGGGAACAACTGTATTCAGCCCAGTCTTAACCTGAAAGCCGTTTCCAGCCGAATTCAGGCTCGCTGCTGCTCCCGCAAGGGTAATCCGTAGGTAGGACTGTGCGCCCCCGTCAGAAAGCCCCAGATTCGCATCTGTGGACAAATAACGGCTATTGTTTAGGGTCGGCTCATTGTTGAGCGTCAGGAATGTTTGCGTCTGAACCGGGGAACCAGCAAGTGCTGCGGCTGTCGTTTTGTAAGTCCCGCCATCCTGAACAATCGGAACTAACTCTGTCCCGGTAATCGGACCAGCATTCGGTAACTGAGAGATAGTTTGATTAGCCATTATGGTGTCACCGCAATTCCGTCAAGATTTCCGTCATTCTCTACGATGTCCGTATTGCCTTCAGTAGAGATAATGTAATCCCCCTGATTGTCCGTCACTAAGTTGTTTGGATCAACAGCTACAGACACATCTGGACGCGGAAATCTAAGGTTAATTCTTTCCGTTTTTCTTGCAGGCAACCGATACGGATCTTTATTGTCTGCACACCCCTGCTGACACACCTTCAAACCCGGAAAATTCGGGTCAGACATCTGCTCGTCCATCGCCCTCTTCATGCGACACCTATCGCAAATGAAGATCGCTAACGAGGCGTTTCCTAGCGTGTTAAGGAAAGTTCCCATGATTAGCGGGTGCGACCTTGAGCCGCCAAAGTTGCCTTGCGGGATGCTACCCTCTTGGCGATCTGCTCAGGGGTCTGTTTGCGACCCTTTCCTGCCTTTCCGCCAACAATACAAGCCTCACGAGATGGATGGTGGCTCGATTTCCCGACCAGCCAAGGCGTGGGACGAGGAACGCCCTTCAAGGGGCTAACATAGTCTGAACCTCGCGATTTGGAAACTGGTGGCTTTTGTCCTCCAACTGCAAGGTTCCAGCCGATCTCGACGCCAGAACGAATTTTTGCCTCAAGGTCGTAGCAATACGACTCGGAGGCAACGACCAGAACCTCTTTCACAAGATTGTCCCAGCCATACTTTTCAATCGCGTTTGACAGCTTGGGGTTGTCGTGACGCTTATTTTTGTGCGCCCACTGATGCCCATACTTCCAACGTCGATTGACATCACGAGCGACGCCAATGTACCCCTCCTCCATAAAGTTGGAGTGATGCGGGGCGCGAATCCAATACAACGAGCAAGAAGTCATCTTGTGTAAACCCCTATCGCGGGGGCAAAGTAGATCGGCGACTTATCCCGCTCCTCTGCTTCCGCCAAGGCCAGAGTCTTCTCTGCCTGCGCTTCGAGGTAGGTAATCCGATTAACGTCCACCTGCGGCAGTTCCATCGCCATTTGATGCGCCAGCATATTGACGACAGCCAAATACCACCTTTGCGGGATCTGAAGCTCATCGGTCAGGTCACCTACGTCCATAATCTGCTTGGAATACCAGACAGTCATCTGAACGAACGGATCGCTGGGAACCGGCCACAAGTAGATTTCCGGGTTGGGAACCGTCCTGTTAAACCAGAACTGATACGGCTGATTCGCCGTAAAGTTCTTATTGGGCAGGTTCGTATAGTCATCCCGGTTCAGTCGGCTCATGGTGATCTCACGGGAGTTATTACCCACGTAGAACTCACGCAGCGCCAGAGTCGTGCCTCCAGAAGCACGAACCCTGTAATACTGAACCGTCTGTCCGGGGTCAATATCCGTCCAGATCCACTGGTTGTCGGTTACCGTAGTGGCTCCCAGATCCTCCAGCGTGTTCCATGTCGCCCCATCCGTCGAATACTCGAGCGTCAGCGTCCATGTTGCACTTCCACCGCCGGAAACATAGGGCAAAAGACCAATAGAACCCGCATAAATGGGGTTATCTGTACCAAAATTGACCGAAATATTGCCGTTTGCGCTAGTTTGCTGGCAATACGTCCCTGTGTTGTTATCCGCAACATTGGAAACCGTACCCCCGGCGCTAGTTGTATAGCTTCCAGAGGGTCGGGTCATCGTCCGATACAGCGCATTCAGAACATCATTAGCCCCTGTCGGCAGCGCGTAGATGTACTTATCGGCGCTCAGACCAATGACTTCCTTCTTGATGGCCCAGTATTGGATGCCAATGTTGATCAGGTTTGTAAGAACAAACCCAAGAGACTCCCTAGCACTTAAAACCTGCTCAGAAGTTAACTCTTCGGCAAGCTTTCCGCACCGACGGGCTGCGTGATCAATAACTGTTTGGACGTTATAAACCTGTCCGTAGGTGTCTGAGTAAGCCATGCTTTGCCTTTCACCAATTCGGACAATTCCACCGCCTCATAGAAGCCCTTGCCCGACTGCCCTTTTCGCTTTTCTGCGCAACTGGCTCCATTCTCGCGCAAAAAGAGTCCCTGCGGGAGCCTCCTTGCGGCTGCGGAGCCTTCAGGTTTGACCCTGTTTCCCGGTTGTACTTTTCCCGGCCTTTTGCTGTCAGACCAGCCCCACGCTCTACAGGCAATTTCTCTCCTCGGCCAACAGCCAAAGAGGGCGTTTTCTTTGCCATCACCAACTAACCTTGCCGCCACCACACTTCTTGTCTGGCAGCTTCTTATAGGCTTTTTTGCCTACATTGGACTCGGTGTATTCAGCAGCCACAGAAGGCTTGATACCGATCTTCTTGGCGAACTTTGGGTTATATTCCGCCGCCTTCATCAACCGAAACTGTGCTTGGCTCTTTGCTGGCATACATCACCCCACTTGAAGCATTACAGCAATGATTGAAGGAATTGCAGGATACGCGGGAGAAACACTAGCAGGCTTGGCTTGAATGCTGACTTCTGTAGATTCTGGCACCCAAAAAATCTCTACGTAATCATTTGCATTTAATTCAAGCAAAAACGTCAACATGGTTACGTTATAACCATAGATGCCAGCACTCTTCCTCGACGGAATAGTGTATTGCGTAGATGAATTTGCTAGATCAGAACCGTTAATTCTCAACCAAATAGTTGCATCATATTGAGCATTGCCAACATTTTCAAACTGAATGCTGAACTGCAAGTTATAGATACCGGTTGTTGGGACGGTGATTTCACTGGAATTTTGAACCGTCACCCCGTCATTGACATCAATAGTGTCAAAGCTTATTGCAGTGCCTTGGGTGATGTCACCGGTTTGATTGTTAGTGTCGCTAAAACCGCCATAAGTTCTTAAAACGGCTTTTATGGCACTCAGTGTGGCTTTAACATTCGCCCCGGACTGCACCAATGGCACCAATTCAGCACCCGTAAGCGTTGCGGCAGTGGGCATTGCTGAAATTTTTTGATCAGCCATTATGAAGCCTCCAATACAATCTTAGATTCCGTTTCTTGCAGAACGTAACCGGGGTCGGTTTCATCAAGAATGTAGAAATTAGTCGATGGCATCCCGTCATGATACAAATCTACAACGCCGCCATCACCTACATTTTCGCCGTACCCATCAGTAACAGGCACGTTTGCCGCGCCCACGCCCAATGCATAGCCATCCGTGGTGTTGGCTTGATTAGCAACCCCAGAATCGCCAAGCTGACCCATCAGATACCCGCTTGAATCAGATTTAGGGTCACACTGCTACCTGATGTAGCGGCAGTGATCAGAACCCTAATGCCGGTAACCGGAAATGCGTAATTACCATCTGCATTTGCCTCTGCTCCAGCAACCGTAGGATGAGAAAACCAAGTTGTAAACCCGATTGCAGGGTCATCAAATGTGTGTTGCACACTGTATGTGGCAACCCCACTTACAACAGCCCCAAATCCAACATTGAATGGGCTGACGTTTGTATTCATTACCAATGCGTCGCTTACGCCAACATTGGTCCTAGTAATGATCTGTACTTTCATCTCACCACCTCAAAAGAAGCAGGGAGCCGAAGCCCCCTGCCCATTTCAGCGTTTTGCAGCGCCACCCTTCTTCTTCGCTGGGGTGACAGTTACTGATCGCTCAGTCTCTGTAACACTCCCCTCGCTTCCGCTGGGTTTTTTGCCAAAAAGGTCTTTGATTCCACGGGCTGCTTTTCTCACAAAACCGGGAATCATATCCCGCATCGCTTCGTTTTCCTCACGCTCCATCTTTTCCCAGTTTTCCATCCCGCGCTTGTTACGCGCAGTCTGAATCTGGTCTTCGATGTCAGAAGGAACACCCCCGCTATTCATCTTCACGCCACCACCCCTTTTGAAGGTGCCAGACTGAAGATTATTCTTGACGGGTTTCGATACAGGTTTCTTGGGATACGCTACGGCACGACCTGAGTCGTTAACACTGCCGCCCGTAGCGTATGCCTTTTTTAGCGCACCGCCTTCCTTGTAGCCGCCTGCGTTGCCCAGCTTAACGTCACCCGTCGGAGCCGAATTGTGGTCAGGTTTTGCCTCAACCACTTTAGTCGTCTTCTTGGATGCCGTCTTGATGATGCCACCTTCCTTAAAGCCGCCTTGACCGTACACCACACCACCAGTCTTGTAACCGCCCGGTTTTGTGGATTTGGCAATACCGCCGGTCTTTAGCCCTTTATGAGCCTTAGACGCGGGCATGGACTCGTGCTTCTTGAGTTCCTTTTCGGTCTTCGCCATCTTCTTCATTTCGGCTTTATGCTCGGCTTTGCTCTCGCCCCCTTCGGCCATCATAGGACGGCCCATAGGAGCGCCACGCATTGCTGCGCGACGAGCAGCCATCGAAGGTCTGGCCGGACGAGCCACAGGAGCCATGCCGCCACGAACACCGACCGGAGCCGGTGCTGCCGACAAAGCGCCCATGACGCCGCCGTCCATCATCTTCTTGGGCTTGGAAACAGCACCGCCTTTCTTCAGCTTCAACTCCACTGAAGGTTCGGTGGTTTCCATTTTGACCATAGGTCTGAAACTAGACATTTTCAGTTTCCTTTACTTTTTTAAGAAGATCACGGGCTATTTTTTGCGCTCTGATTTTTGCATTAGTTTCTTCGGAGTGCTTATATCCAAATCTTTTGCTCGGCTTGCCAACTTTTGACTCACGCAACTTTTGTTTTGTTTCGTCAGACAACTTTGCGCCCTTTCTTGGGCTTGGTTTGCCTTTAAGAGATTCAGAAATTTTTTTCTTTGTCTCTTTGGATAGCACTCTTCCGATCTTAGCGCCAGCACCACCTTCTCCCCCCTTGGTTAAGTTGTAACCATTTGGATGAAAAGTATTGTGCTGTTCAATCAGAATTCGCTCAAGATCAAAAGCAGCCTCTTTGTCAAAAGCATCAGCAATGTGGGAAAACACAAAAACTTCCTTCCCGTATTTTTTGATGGCTCTATGAAAAAGAGGTGTTTCACCAAGAGCTTTTTTATGCCGTTTCCATCGAATGTCCAAGTTATTGGTAATGCCAACGTACTGCTTAGCATTAACAACATTGGTTACGATGTAAACGGCATAGCCCATGATTTTCTCCTTACGGTGCCGGAGAGCGATAAACAACCGTCACCCGAGCAGCACCCGCCGTAGCAGCCGTTCCGCTCTGAGCATAAGCCGCAGTCACCGCAACTTCCGCAGTTCCTACGTCCGCCCAGTCGGCATAGACGCCAGTGGTTGCAACACTTGCGCGGCCAGCAGAGCCAACACCGGTCGCCGTGACATAAGCGTCCGAATTGCTGGAATTGCCAACCTCAATAGTGTTGGTGGTGCCTGCATCAAATGCAGTCGTGACATCAATGTTGATGTCGATAATTTGCGCATTGGCCGGAATTGTCCCTACCGTCACAGCAGAACTATTGGTATAAGCAATAGTCGTCGTAACAGCCGAGAGAACCCCACCAATGTTGGTCACTTGGTTTCCCATGTCCGGTTCTCCTTAAAAGCGGGGACTTTCGCCCCCGGCTTGATTTAGACGCCCGGAGTGCCGTACATGGCACGGGGATCAGTGAAGCCAACATCGTAACGCTCGGTGGCTTTGTACCGCATGGTGTCGGTCTCAAAGTCACCTTCCATCGTCTTCTCCAGACGACGGCGCATCATCAACTTCATGCCCTCAGGAGCATCAGTCTGCACCCACCAAGCGGTGGCGCTGGTCAGACGCGACAGAACAGCGGCACCCTCGTCGAGCAGTCCGATGGACTTGATCGGGTTGATGTCGTTGTTAGCGTTGCCTGCCCGCAGAACCGACTTCAGGAGAACCTCGGCTTGGAACAGATTGCCCGGAGCCACCACCAGTTGGCGGGGAACCAGACGGATCTTCTTGCCGTTGTTGTCCACTGCCTGACGAATCTGGATCAGCATCTGCTCCAGAGAAGTCTGCGACAGGTTGGCTGCAGTCGTCAGCAGGTTCGAGAACGTGCCGTTGACGATGGGGTGCGAAGCACTGTTCAGGGCAACACCGTCACCACCAGCCGTAGCACCGCCAGTAAAGGCGTTGTTCAGCACGTTGGCGCACAGGGTTTCCTTGGTCTCAATCAGCGACTGAGCCAGATGCTTGGCATAAACCTGACCAATACGGATATGGTCGCCGTCTTCCACAAGCACTTTGGTCAGCGAGAATGCCAGACCATAGACGTTGTACACGTAACGCTTCAGGAAGAGAACGCCGCCCTGCTGATAGGTCACCGGAGTGCCATCAGGCAGTTGCGGTGCGGCACCAAAACCGTACAGAACCGGTTCTTCGTGGTAGTTGCGCGGAATGCCTTCTTGCTCGCGGAACACACGGCTCCACTCGTCGGCACGTTGATCATAGATTCCATCGAAACATTCGTTGAGGATCGGCTCAACAATGGAACGAAAATCTGTACTACGCATCGGGGCTGGCATTTTTTAGCCCTCCTTAGATTGCGTTAACAGCCGCGTTGACCTGCGACTCGTTAATGGTTACGCGCACAATCGTGTACGAATCGCCCCAAGCGTTGCCGGGGTACGGGGCCAGATCACGGATCAGCATCTGTGCGCTATTGCCTGCGCCCGCCAAAGTGGTGGACAGAGTGCATTGCGACAGACCGGTGGTCGTCGAACCAGCAGTGGTGTTGCTAAGGTCGGCCATATCGCCAACCGCGCTTTGTGCCAGCGAGCCAGCAGCCTGAACTTCATAAACGATGTTCGGATCGTTGTAGAAGTAGGCAACGCACGAACCAGTCTGATACGCCGTGGAGGCGGGCCAGTAGTTCGAGACGCGGCGACGGCCAGTGGTGTCAGTCCACTCGACGCCCGCAAAAGCACCTACAAAGGCTTCGCCAGCAGCAGCAGGCTGAATAACCCCGCTGGTGGCGTACTTGACCGGTTGGCCTTTAAGAATATCCGAGCCGTAGCCCGAAGTAATACCGCCAGCCAGCGCCTGAGCGCGATCCAGACCGGAAGGGTGGAACGCAGGGCGAAGGCCAAACGGAGCATTTGTCGAAGACATAGTCTTACTCCTTGTCCATGTTACCCCTCGAATACGGGGGCGGAATTGGTTGGCTGTTGATCGAGTCTGCCTAATCCGTCGCCTTCCAACCGCACAAGGGATTTCCCGCTGCTATCACGCTGCCCCTGAAGATTCTCAACTTGAACCCGGATTTTTTCCGACTCCTCGTTGGGCATCTCATAATGGAGGTGAGTCATCAGAGCCTGATACTCTTCCATCGGCAGTTTGAAAAGAAGCATCTCGTTACACGAGATTTGTCCAACGTGCTCGCCAGCTTTGACTTTGTAATTCTGAAACCCGGGTAACTCATCGGCCATAACCGGAACGTACCCAAGCCGAATACGCTTGTCGATACTGTCGTAACTATTGGTGGTTGAAAGCCAGCACAGGTGCCATCCCGGCAACTCCGGGAGCTTAGGCAAAGCCGACTGCGTCCACTCATCGCTCCACATCTTGCGACGTTCCTGCGCTGAAATGAACTTTTCCTGAGGGGGCTGACGGGTAGCGTCCTCGCTTGAGCGATCTTGGCGTCCACCAGCATTCAGAGATTTTTTAAGACGAGATTCCATTTTTAGCTCCTATAACCTTGGGATTTACGTGCTTCCATCGCATAACGCTTAATCATTCGATTCCGCTTCTCTGGATCGTCCCAGTAACCCGCGTCTTTCATCGCCCGCACCTGTTCGGGATTAAGCGTGAAAGTGTTTGCGCCACCAGCACGAGTTGAAGATTCGCGTCCTGATCCAGTCACTACGCTCCTTGGTTTACTACGAGCCGACGGATATTCGTCGTTATTTCGATTGTATCGGTGAGGAAGGTATTGTTGCAAGCGATTATCAAGCTCTTCCCAATAATCTGCAGAAGTTGGGTTCCATCCCTCAGCGGTTAATGACTCATCAATTTGTTTTGCAATTTTGCTGTCCATGTCCTTGTTATCGGGCTTGTACCAGCTATTTCTCTCCATCCAGTCAGCAGCAAGCTTTTGCAGCCTTGGATCGGGGATATTTTGCTGCTGTCGAGGGGCTACAGCAGCCTTTTTCAGGTTATTTAGAGTATCGACTTGCTGTCGCGCCTCGTACCACATCTCCTGCGCCTTGGCTAAAGCCTCCCCATCTTGCGCATTAGTTGCCTCAGCAATCTTTGCCTTGGCATACCGCAAACGCAGATCGGTATCCTCAATAGCCTTATCAATCCGCGCAATATCGGCAGAATGGGTTTTGCGCTCAACCGCCGATAATCGCTCCAGCAAATCCTGATTCTGGCGCTCCAAAAGCGCCAATTTGTGGTCTTTTTCCACATTTGTGCGCTTGACCAACTCTCGTTTGGCCCTGCGGCGAGCGCGTTTTGCCTCACGCAACGCATCAGAATCGTCTGGATCGTCATTATCTGATTCATCCGAGGCAGATCCACCTTCAGCAGCAGAAACCTCTTCTTGCTGCTCCTCATCTTCTGCCTGCGGGTTTGGAATGCTGTCAGGAAGGTCAACAACGGCTGAACCGTCCATTTCCTCCTTAACCTCAATCCGCTCTTCTTTTTCCTTTTCAGTGCTCATTTTCGCCCCTTAAATAAACGCCCGCATCAATAGCGGGTTGCAAGTGACTTTGGCAATCACCTCATGGTCGTTCAAGATCATAAAAAGCGCAGGATCTTCGATTCCATTCTCTTCGCCCGGAACAGGAACTTCCCAGCGGTCGCCACCCCATTTGGGGACGCGAATGTAATCTCCGACCGAACACCAAGACCCTTCAGGCCATGACTCGTTTGTATCGCGGTTGCGGAAGGCAAGCGGTCCAATCTCAATGACTTTCGCCACCATGTTGTTCCACTTTTCGGTTTCCTTGGTTTCT